TCTTTTAAAAGTACAGGGTGGTTTGAGGTTTCTTAGAAATAACTATATATTTATATAATACAACATAAAAACACACATTATGACATTAGTACTCGTTATCATTGTAGCAGTAGCATTATTTGTTACTTACAAATTAAACAAAACTAAATCTGTAGAAACTATTATTGAAGCTCCTGAGAAGATTGAACCAGTAGCTGAAGAAGCTGCAGAAAAACCAGCAAAAAAGGTAAAAGCTACTCAAAAAGCAAGTAAAAAACCTCAAAAGTAAATAATATGAGTGAAAAAGTTACGTTAACACAAGAGGAACTTAAAGTATTCCAAGGTCTTAGAGAAGAAATCTTCGAAACAATCGGAGTTTTAGGTGATTTAAACTACAAAAAGACTCTTTTAGAGTTTGAAATTGAAAATTTAAACAACGTTATTAAGCAGAACGCTCTAAAAGAAAAAACCTTATTAACAGGGTTTGGCACTAAGTATGGCAACGGCTCTATCGATGTAGAGACTGGTGTTATCACCCCAATACAATAAATTAGGTTTTGCCATCGTTACCAGCTATTTATTATCAGAAATAAACACATAAAATGGCAGAAGCATTAATTAGTCCTGGCGTTTTCCTTAGAGAAAACGACCTTTCTCAAATAACAGCAGGTCCAATTACAGTAGGATCGGCTTTAATCGGCCCTACAGTAGTAGGAAAAGTAAATATTCCAACCCTTGTAACTTCATACTCTGAATATAAGGCTAAGTTCGGTACTACTTTCGTTTCTGGAGGTAATACACAAGAATACTTAACTTCTCAAGCAGCTTACAACTACTTCCAACAAGGAGGTACTTCGTTGTTAGTAACAAGAGTAGCGAGTGGTTCTTATACTGCAGCTACTTCTTCTATGGTTGTTAACAGCCTAGGGTCAGCTTCTTTCCAAATAAACACTCTATCAGTAGGTACAGTAATGAATAATAGCCTGGGTGCAACAACAGCAACTAACGGTTTATTACCTTCTGGTTCAGCTAACAACGTTAGATGGCAGATAACTCAAGCTGATTCAGCTTCAGGATACTTTACTTTACTTGTTAGACAAGGAAACGACTACACACAAGGTCAAACAGTATTAGAGACTTGGACTAATTTATCTTTAGATCCAAATCAAAATAACTATATCGCATACGTAATTGGAGATCAAGATCAAAACGTAGCTTACGACGAAAGCGGTGCTGCTTATTTAAATATAACAGGCAGTTATCCTAACAGATCTAACTATATTAGAATATCTGACGTATTCTTCCCAACACCAAACTACTTGAACCCACAAGGTCAAGCATATGCAGCTTATACAGCTTCTATTCCTCTAAACGGTAGCGGTTCTGCAAATGGATCTTTCGGTGGTGCAAATGGTGCTTTATACGGAGGTTTATTAGCAAACGGAAGTGCATCTGTTGCATTAAATCTATTCGAGCAAATTCCAACAGTAGCTGCAACAGCTGCTGCTAACAATATTCAAGGTCTAGTTAACACTGACTACGATGTAGCAATTAGCTTACTTGCAAATCAAGATGCTTACGTTTATAATGCAATTTATGCACCAGGAATTACTAATCAAAACGCTGCAAGTCAAGTATCTGCTTTATTAAGCACAGTTCAAAACCGCGGTGATGCTATTGCAGTAGTAGATATGGTGGGATATAATCAAGCAATTACTACAGTAGCTAACGGAGCTCAATCTTACGATAATTCTTATGGTGCTACTTATTGGCCATGGGTTCAAGTAAGATCTACAGAGACTGGTAGATTGAATTTCGTACCGGCTTCCACAATTATACCGGGAGTATATGAGTACAATGATAAAGTATCTGCTGAGTGGTTTGCACCTGCAGGTCTTAACAGAGGAGGTTTACCAACAGTAATCCAACCTGAAAGAAGATTAACAGTAGCACAAAGAAACACTTTATACAACGCTAAAGTTAACCCAATTGCAGTATTCCCAGGTCAAGGTACAGTAGTATACGGTCAAAAGACATTACAAGCTAGAGCTTCTGCTTTAGATAGAGTAAATGTAAGACGTTTATTAATTGCATTGAAAGGATATATTGGTCAAATTGCAGAAACATTAGTATTCGAACAAAATACTGCTGTAACTAGAAATAAATTCTTATCTCAAGTTAACCCTTACTTAGAGTACGTACAACAAAGACAAGGTTTATATGCATTCAGAGTGGTAATGGATGAAACTAACAACACACCAGACGTAATCGATAGAAACTTACTTGTAGGTGCTATTTACTTACAACCAACAAGAACTGCTGAATACATCCAATTAGATTTCAACGTATTACCAACTGGAGTAACATTCGGTTAATAAAGAATAAAAAACAACTCGATGAAGAATAGTACAAAAGTTAGATTACATTTATCTAAAAAATTGTTTGAATCTCTAACAAAAGAGATTATCAAAGAAGCGAAGGCAAACGATGGTTACACTGTAGCAGTTAAGCAACCTAAAATGCCAAAGCAAGTAAAAGAAGTAAATGCTGTAGCAGATACTGATAAGATGAAAAGAATGGAGGGTAACGTACCAACTTCAACATCTACAACAAGTGTTCAAGATATGAATATGGGTAATGACGGTAAACCAGCTATTCCAGGTTTAAAAGAGAAGATGTCTTCTAAAGAGAAAATGGCTAAGGGCTTGTATAATGAGGTAGACGCTGAAATGGATACCGATAAGATGAAGAAGATGAAGGAAGCTATGGATTTTGACAATGCCCACAATTATGAATACCGTCTAGATGATGGTAATTGTATTAGGATTAATCCTGAAACACAAGAAAGAGCAAAAGTTCATCATACTTATTGCAATCATTTGAAAAAAGAAATGCAAACTAATGTAGCAGAAGAGGGACAATTAAACGAAATAGATCCTTCTACAATTGATTGGTCAACTGTTGCAGCAGGTTTAGGAGCTATTGGTTTAGCACCGATCCTTATCGATAAGCTTCAGGGTCTTTGGAAAAAGAAATTTCCTAAGAGCTTTGAAAAAGCACAAGGATTAAGTGGAGCATTAAGTAGACAAGGCGGCGGTAATGAGCCAGGCGATAAAGAAGGCCAGGTTAAGACCGGTAAGTTTTAATAAGTTTTACATTAATAGATATTTATATTAAACAGAGAATAAAATGCCAGTATTAGATCCAAATGAAATAATGTTTACGGCCTTTGAACCAACCGTTCAGAACCGTTTCATCATGTATATTGACGGTATCCCTTCATTTATGATCAAAAGTGCAACAGCACCAAACATCAACTTGAACGAAGTTAAGATCGACCATATCAACGTTTACCGCAAGATTAAAGGTAAGGCTGAGTGGCAAGATATGACTTTGAACTTATATAACCCAATCTCTCCTTCTGGTCAACAAGCCGTAATGGAGTGGATTCGTTTATCACATGAATCAGTAACTGGCCGTGATGGTTATTCTGACTTCTACAAGAAAGATTTAAACTTATCAATTTTAGGCCCAGTAGGTGATGTAGTATCAGAGTGGATTATCAAAGGAGCTTTCGTTAAGACATCAAACTTCGGTTCTTACGATTGGTCTAACCAAGATGCTATCACAATTGAATTAGGTATAGGAATGGATTATTGTATCCTTAACTACTAATCGATTAAGAATATTAAGAAAGCCGCCTTTTGGCGGTTTTTTTATGTAAAAAAGTTGGTAGATTGAGAGAATGTACGTATATTTAGATATAAAAATAAAAGTTATGACAACGTTCTTATTATATACTTTCCTCTTAGTTTGCTTAGGGATTCTCGTAAGAATCTTCTGGATACCGTTAGTATTCATAGGAGGAATACTATTCATTATATTAGGTATAATAGTATGTGCAGGAGTAACTGCATTTACTTTTGAGCTAATACATGCAATCCTTACAGACGGCACTTGGACAGGATTTTCTACGTATTTTACATATTCCGCTGTATTTTATACAGTTATGATGCTTGTTTATGTGTCTATTATAAGTGATACGGTAGGAATTGGCTTAGATTTATTAAGAAAATTTATAAGAAAAATTTAAACTCTATATATTTATCAATATATAACAAATTAAGATTATGGCAGAAAAGTTTACGCTTCCTACAGAGATAATTGAATTACCTTCTCAAGGTAAAATCTACGACATTACTAATCCTTTATCGTCTGGTACTATCGAAATGAAGTACATGACAGCGAGAGAGGAAGATATCCTTACAAACATTAACTTACTAAGACAGGGTATAGCAATTGAAAAAATGCTACAGTCTATTATTAAATCCCCTATTAAGTACGAAGATTTATCATTAGGAGATAGAAACTCTCTATTAATTGCATCGCGTATTTTAGCTTATGGTTCTGCTTATAACTTTGAGTATTATGATTCAGAGTCAGAAACTAAAGAAACCGTTAGCATTGATTTAAACAATTTAAAGAATAAGGAAGTAGACTATTCTCTATATAACAATAAAAACGAGTTTACTTTTGTTTTACCGCATTCTAAAAACACTATAACGTTTAAATTACTAACTGTAGGTGATGAGAAAGCAATTGAAGCTGAAGCAAAAGGCTTAAAGAAAGCTAATATTGCAGTAGGCGAAATTACTTCTCGTCTAAAGCATCAAATTCTATCTGTTAATGGTAACTACGAACCTAAAGACGTTCGAGATTTTGTAGACAACTTCTTAATCGCTAAAGATTCTAATCCATTACGATCCTATATTACAAGTATATCACCAGATATCGATCTTACAATCAATTTTACCTTATCAAACGGTAAAGAAATCACACAAAGTTTGCCGTTAACGGCGGAATTTTTTTTTCCCGGGACCTGAGTACAGACAAATCTATAAAAAAGAGGTTTTTGAACTTACTTACCATGGCGGCGGCGGTTTTTCATGGTCTGAAGTCATGCAAATGCCTATTCGCGAAAGAAGACTTAATATACAGTTCATTAATGAGCACCTAGAAAAGCTTCAAGAAATCCGAAGCGACCAACAAATGGTAACCGCTAATAAGCCCTTAGTCACTAAGCCTGGTATTAAAGCTCCAAACGATACTCCCACCTATACATCTAAGGTAAAAAGGAAGTAAATAGCTATTTATTTGTATAATAGTTGATTTAGTATGGCTACACGTAATAATCCACAAGATACTCAAGATTTAGAAAATGCAAGGCAGCAGACCGGCGCTATTGATGAGCAAGCTACTAGTTTGAGTAATATCTTGAGCTTAAAAATGCAGGCTAATAAAGCTGCAAAAGAAGAGCTTGATATTAAAGAGCAAATAAATAAGCTAAGTCGAGAAGAATTAAGAAAAGCTGTTGAGTTTAAAGATACCACCACCGCTATTAAGCAGATCGAGATAGACTTACAAGATGCTAAGGAAAGGGGTAATAGACGAGGTATAGCTATGGCTATGAGAGACTTAGCAGCAGAAAAAGCTAAGCAAGAATCGCTAAAAAAGACCGCCGGTGGTGCTCTAATGGCTTTGTCTTTAGAAGCTAGAAACAAGAAAATCGCATTACAGGCTGAAAAGCAGTTGATTAAAGATATTAATAAAGAAAGGGGTATTGGAGCAAAGATAACTGACCTATTTAGAACAAAAGAAGCAAAGCAAAGATCAATAGATGTAGCACGTGCGAAAGTAGGCGGCGGTACAAATACAGGACCAGGAACTGCTTCGAATAAAGGCTTAATAGA